CAACGTAAGTAATGATGGCTTTTTTGTTTGCACGAGCGCGCTGTTTAGCTTCTGACATGTCAGTATCTTCCTGTTGGATGGGGTTAGGTCTTTCGACAATAGGGGTAAGTTGCATGTGTATTCCTTTCAATAATCAACGGTTTCAATTGTATCACGCTTAATGTAATCACGCACTGCGGTTAGTAAAGTTTGTTGCGTTTTATCTTTGCGTCTGACGGCCATCATAATGGCTTCATCCACGGTGTCTTTGGCCATGATGTGATGCACCACGATATGGTTCTTTTGGCCTTGCCTCCAGAGTCTGCGAATGAACTGCTCGTAGACCTCAAGGCTCCAAGTCAAGGAATACCAGATGACTGCGTGTCCAGTACCTTGTAGGTTAAGACCATGACCCGCCGACATTGGGTGTGCCAAAAGAACCGGTATTTTGCCGGCGTTCCAATCATTAATAATAGCATCAAGTTTATGACCAATAACCCCGCTTCCAATGATAGGCGCATTCGGAAAGGCAACCTTGAGCCTTTCGAGGTCATGCGCAAAATGGTAGCCGATGATACAAGGTTGGCCTGAAAGCTCCTCGACCAAATCAAGAACAGCTTCCGTCTTCGCATCATGAAGGTGAATACTTGTTTTAGCATTGCCGCTTCCATCATCATCTAAATACGAACCGCCGTTGGCAATTTGTTGACCCTTCATGACAGCTACGGCGGCATTAACCGCTGTCACGTTTCCACTATTTAATTCCACGGTCAGATCGTTTTCAAAGGCGTCGTACAGTTTTCTAGCATTTGCAGGTAGATCTACCATAATGTCGTTATAAGTTAACTCGGGCAGATCTAGATGGTCCAGCGCCGCCATACGAAGCACCTTGCCAGCCAAAGCTGCGTGGATCCTTGCCTCTCCATCAGATTGCAGCTTCCACTCATACCCGCCATAGCCGGAAGGGTAGAAGTACTCAGTTCTGAATCTTGAAATGTAAGGGCCAAAAGTAGCCCCTTGATCGAGAATTAGCTGGGGACCAAAGATGTCAAGCAAACTGTTAGGCGCCGGAGAGCCTGTCAAGCCCCAACGGCGGTCAAACTTGTCAAGCAAAGGTTTTATTGTCTTAAACCGCTGCGTTTGTGTGTTTTTCATATAAGATATCTCATCCACCGTCAGGATCTGGAAGGGCCAGTCTTTGCCATTGAGTTGCGAAGACAGCCAGCCAAGGCCTTCAAAGTTGATGACGTAAATGTCATGCTGTTGCTTAAGCACTTTAGCTTTATTGCCGCCATGCAAAACGCCAACTGAGTAATCAGCAAACTGCTCCCACTTTTTAGCTTCAGGCGGCCACACGCCATGCACGGGCCTAAGCGGCGCAATGACCAGCATTTTCTTGGCCAAGCCTTTAATCTTCAGAGTTCTAAAGGCCGATAGCACAACGGCTGTTTTACCGAGCCCGGGATCCAGCCATAAAGCTGCCGAGCCTTTTTCAACCAGAAACTTTACAGCTTCTTTCTGGTACTCATGCGGTTCCCAAAACATTGTCAATACCTTCCTTAGAGTCAATAATATGAACATGGTGACCAAACTTTTGCAAGTCGTTATGCACCTTGTCCTGCAGGGCTGAGGTTTTACCCCCGGGCCGCTTTAGTTCTACCCACAAAACCCCGCCGCCTTTCAATGGCACAATGCGATCGGGCCAGCCTCGGGCGTAGCGTACATTCAACTTCAACGTGAGCAGGCCACGTTTCTTGCAAGCCGCAGAGAAGTAAGTCTCTAAATGCCGCTCAAGCAGTACCGAGGTTACCATTGGCAGGGGCCCCCATTGGATTTGCGAAAGTGGCACCAACGGCAGCCGTAAGATGGCTTAGGCGCAAAGATGTCATCATTCTCAAGTTTGCCAACTCTATTTGCTAGCCAAGCTTGCAGCATTGGAAAGTCAGAACGCACAATATCCATGTACGGTACTTGCTTGTTAAGGTCGATGTAGCAAATCTCTGACGTTACAACCTGCACCTCTGGGTGGCAAGCAAGGACCATTGTTGCATACAACTTTAACTGATCACCATACTCACGCTCTTTGCCGGTCTTCCAGTCAAGGACGTGGGCTCTGGCGCCATCGAAATACACAGCGTCATAGATACCCCTTACCCAAGCCTCGGGGGCCTTAAAGTCACAAGGCTGCCATTCCTTGGTTACGGCAAACTCTACCTCGCTTTGTGTTTTCTTTGCAACCAGCTCTTCAATGTAAGTAAGCCAAAACTTACGCTCATCTGGAATTAAATTGAGATTGATCAAAGCATCTTCAAACTCAGCATGAATCATCTTGCCACGCTCTGCAGCTTCGCCTGCTGGCTCTTGACGATGCTCGATGCGAGTCAACTTGTATTTGTACGGGCAATCTTCGTATGTCTTGATTGATGAATTTGAGTACGCCATTACTTACCTTTCAGTGTTTCGTAATATTGTTTAGGGAATGGGTCTTTTTTATCCAACAATTTTCTTAACCACTCAGCGCCGCCAAGATGATTAAAGATGATGAATTGTTTATCTGACATGCGTATGTATCTGCCTTTTAAAGGCTCAGGCGGTTTAGGTCTTGGCATCTTTCATGTTCCTTACGTAGATTGCAAAGCTTGCCGTTGTGTCTCCGCCATTCTTCATCTTGTCAAACTCTTTGGCAACTTCTTCCAACACTTGATTGCGCTGTGATGGCGACACAAAAACGTCATAGTGATAAGGTTGCCCCTTCTTCATCTCAGCTTCATGCGCAATACGCTCAAACTCATCATCTTCATCAGTGTGTATCACATTGGCCTCCAAACGTATAAGTCAAGCAGCACAACAATAAGACCTAATAAAAATACAACCCTTTCAAACTTTTCTATACGTGTCATCATTTGACCTCCTGATAAGTGTTGCCAATTTTGTAGTCACTAACCATGGGCACATCCATTGTTAAAGCATTGCACATGGACCATGTTAAACATTCAGCCTCACGCTCAACATGCTCTTCCGGAGCTGAGATGACCAACTCATCATGCACGCTAAGCAAAAGCCTACTGCCTTGCCGTTTGCTTTGGTACAGCAGCATGGCGGCCTTGGCCTGATCAGCAGCGGAGCCTTGAATCAAAAGGTTAACCCCTTTGTAATCAAACTCACGCAGACGGCCATTGATAATCTTAGGCGGCTCCATCTTGATTAGACGCCCGCCAATGGTTTTCAATGGTTGGTTCAATTTATACCTTGTCCGCATGGTGGCTTGCATCGTCTTGAGGCCCGGAGCCACCGCTGTGGTATATGCATCCATCAATGTTTTTGCCATTTCAAAGTCTACCTCAAGCATTTCACTGATTTTCTTAGGCCCAGCGCCATAGAGAATAGCAAATGATACGCCTTTGGAATAAGTCCTTGACACCTCACGGCCGCTGGCCTCAGTCATCATCTTGGCCGCGTAGGTATGCAGGTCAGCACGAGCATCGGCTTGGTATTGCTTCATCAAACCGCCGCCTTCAAAGTGCGCAAAGATTCTAAGCTCTTGCGCGTTGAAGTCGCATGCCACCAGCTTATGGCCTTCATCGGCTAGGATGAAGCTTCGAATGAGGGGGAGGGGTGCAACGTCCAAGTCGGGTGGGATCCCAACTTTCGGGTAACGGACAGGCGCATTTTGAAAGTTAGGAGTTGAGGAGAGGCGGCCGGTTCGGGTGCCCCCACGTTCACCTCGTACACTGTTCCAGTTGGTGTAGATTCGACCTGTAGATTCAGAAGCTTGTAGCCAGGGCTCAATGAAAGTTGACAAACATGTTGATAGGTTGGCTCTATATCTGAGGACATCTTTTAACTCCGTATGCGTGATTAGTTCTTCAAAGGTTTCCTTGTCGGCCCTAGGTTGGCCTTTATCCGTGGTAGGCCACCCATTATCTTTCAGCCAGAATTCTGTGGGATAAATACTATTGACCAGCTCCCTATCGCTGTCAAGATTCAAATCAGGAGAACCTAACAATGCACGAACCCAAACATTACACTTTTCAATATCTACTATTGCTTGCTCTTTTGCTTTTTGCAAACCAACGCGATCAACCCTTACGCCTAACCTTGAGTTTTCAAGCAGCATTGGAATCAAAGCCACCTCACGGTGGTAAGCCGTCTGCTGTGCGGGTAAAACCTGCTCGATAAGATACTCATAAAGCTTGCTAGTAAGCCGCACGTCAGCAGCGGCGTACTTGCCTACCAATTCCACAGGGCCGCGGGAGATGTATGCGCCCCATGTAGATTTTTTACGCCTTGCCTCATCAACATTGTCAATGATCCACTCTTTCAGCTCATCCCTTTCATTAGGGGTATCAAGGCTCCAGGTGATGACCAAGTCTTTTAGAGATAAAGATTGAACATGAGGGTCATGGAGAAAAGCAAGTATGAGAGTGTCATGTACACGGCGGGTGTCCTGTGGGATGGGTACATCCAAATGAGTCTCAGCAACGTCAAGGTCAAACATAGCGTTATGAAAGCAAATATCTCTGCCACTATCATAGATAAGCTCCATCATTGCCTTGACAGCTTCTTTGGTTGTGTTATTGCCTAAAGCGTGGCCAAAAGCGTGGTAGCCGTCTGGGTATTCACCTTCAGGGTCGTAGACGGCCAAGCCAACTGGCACAGGAGGATAATCCGGCCGTGGGCCAATGGCCATTGTTTCAAAATCAAGATAGACAGGTTTCATAGTGTAGGTGGGGGTACCGGTTGGTGACTATTTGCTACGCTCAACGGAATTGCTAGCTAGACGTACCGTTTATATACGCAGTTACTCAGGG